CGGCGGCGGCCGGTATCGGCGCCGCGCTAGGTGTCGGCGTGGGGGCGTCGATCGCCTCCGCTTTGAATGTGGATGCGGCCAACTCCAAGCTGGCCGCGCAGCTCGGCGTGGGGCCGGCCGAGGCCGCCAAGCTCGCGAAGGTCTCGGCGAATGTCTACTCCAACGACTGGGGTGAGTCGACGGATCAGGTCAACGAGGCCATCAAGGGCGTGTATCAGAACATCGGGAACACCGCCGAGGTCAAGGCTGGGCTGGAGGGCATCACCACGGGCGTCCTGGCGGTGTCGCAGACCTTCGACCAGGATCTGGGCGGGGTCACCGGCGCGGTCGGCCAGCTGATGCGCACGGGCCTGGCCGACAACGCCCAGCAGGCGCTGGACATCGTGACCACTGGCTTCCAGAACGGCGCGAACAAGGCCGATGACCTGCTGGACACCCTCAATGAGTACAGCCCGCAGTTCGCCAAGATCGGCATGTCCGGCGGTGACGCCCTCAACGGCATCACGCAGTTCGTGAGGGCAGGAGCCAAGGACGCGGACGCCGCGGCGGACGCGTTCAAGGAGTTCGGCCTGCGGGCCATCGACGGATCCACGTCCACCGTCGCCGCCTACAAGTCGCTGCACCTGAACGCGACCACGACCGGTCACGCCATCGCTGCCGGGGGCCCGGCCGCGCAGAAGGCCATGCAACAGGTCTTCGACGCCCTGCAGGGCGTGAAGGACCCGCAGGAGCAGAACCGGATCGGCACCGCGCTGATGGGCGGGCAGTGGGAGGACACCGTCCGGGCGATCCTCCCGAAGATCGACCTGACGAAGGACGCCATCGGTGACGTGTCCGGAGCCACGGACGCGATGGCCAAAACCGTCAGCGACAACCCGGCCGCGGCCTTCGAGACGTTCAAGCGGAAGGCCACCATGGCGGCCTCCGAAGTCGCGGGGAAGTTCATCGGGCTCGCGATGGACAACCAGGCTGTGTTCGGTCCGCTGGCCGCGACGCTGGGCGGCGTGGCGGTGGCGGTCCTGGCGGTCAGCGCCGCGGAGAAGGTCTATGCCACCGCCAAGTCCATCTCCACCGCGGCGACCTGGCTGTCGAACACCGCGATCTGGGCGAACACCGCGGCACTGCTGGCCAACCCGCTGACGTGGATCATCATCGGGATCATCGCCCTGGTCGCCGTGATCGTGCTGGTCGCGACGAAGACCACCTGGTTCCAGACCGCGTGGAAGGCGATGAGCGCGGCGGTGGTCGTCGCGTGGAACTGGGTGTGGAACCTCCTGCAGCAGGGCTTCCACCTGCTGACCCAGCTATTCCTGAACTTCACCGGCCCCGGCCTCATCATCAAGCACTGGGACACCATCAAGCGCGCCACGGTCACGGCATGGAACGCGGTCTGGAACTTCATCAAGGCCATCCCCGGCCGGCTCGTCCAGCTATTCCTGAACTTCACCCTCCCCGGCCTGATCATCAGCCACTGGTCGAGCATCAAGAACGGCACCATCCGGATCGCGACAGCCACCGTGAACTGGGTCAAGGGACTCCCAGGGCGGCTCATCTCCGCCGTGTCCTCCCTGGCCTCACGGCTGTACAGCGCCGGCGCGGGCGCCTGGAACCGCTTCAAGAACGCGAACATCACCGTGGCCATGCAAGCCGTCTCCTGGGCCAGAGGTCTGCCCGGGCGGATCGTCGCCGCGGTCGGCAACCTGGGAAGCCGCCTGTACAACGCGGGCCGCAGTCTGCTGATGGGCTTCTGGAACGGCATCAAGTCGTATGCCAGCACGCTGGGCGACAACGTGTCCGGCATCGTCGGCAAGGTCCGCGACTACTTCCCGTTCTCCCCGGCCAGGAAGGGCCCGTTCTCCGGGTCCGGCTACACCACCTATTCCGGGCAGAAGCTCGTCACCGACTTCGCCAAGGGCATCACCTCCCGCGCGTCGACGGCCACGGCCGCGATGACCGGTGTCGTGGCCGGTGTCTCCGGGGCCGGCACGCAGAGCATCACCACGGCGCCCGTCATCGGCGCTGCCCCGATGGGCTCACGCGGCCGCCCCATCGCCGAGGTTCGCCTCGTGGCCGACCAGGGCGTCTACAACGACCTGCTGCGCCTGGTCCGCAAGATGGTCCGCGACGAGGGCCAGGGCAGCGCCCAGAAGGCCTTCGGGCGGGGCAGCACCAGCAGCTGAGGAGGTAACCACCGTGGCGTTCCCGGTCACCCCGCTGGACGTGCTGGTCGAGCTGCAGCTCGCCGGCGTCTGGACCGACGTCACCGATGACGTCTACCTGCGCGACCGCATCCAGATCGGCTGCGGCCGAGCCGACTGGGGCGCCCGCGTCGACCCGTCGAAGCTGACGCTGACCTTCGACGACCGCTCGGAGCGGTACAACAGCCGCAACGCCGAGAGTGACCTGTTCGGGCTGATCGGCCTCAACACCCCCATCCGTGTCTCGGTCCCCGACAGCTCGTCGCACCTGGAGCTCGACGAGCTGCGCACCGGGTACGTGTCCACCCCGCATGTGAGCGCCCTGAACATCACCGGCGACATCGACATCCGGTGCGAGTTCGATGCCGACCTGACCAACACCGCCATCAGTCAGGGCATCCTCGGCAAGTGGGGCACCGTCGACGCGGACCGGTCATGGATCCTGCGCTGCTACAACGGCACGATCACGTTCAACTGGTACGACGGCGCAGCGACCGCGCTGGGTGGCTTCACCTCGACGGTCAACTACGGCGGCAAGGCGATGCGCGTCACCCTCGACGTCGACAACGGCGCCGGCGGATACGACCTCACCTTCTACCAGGCCGACTCGCTGGATGGCCCCTGGGAGGTGTTCACCGGCCCGCTCACCGGCGTCGGCTCGACCTCCATCCAGTCCACTACCTCCGCCGTGCGCATCGGCCCGTCCGACACCACCACCACCCCGCAGCGGCTGCCGTTCATCGGCCACGCCACCCGCTTCGAAGTCCGCTCCGTCATCGACGGCACCGTCGTCGCCGACCCTGATTTCCGTGCCGTGGCCGCCGGGGCCACGTCTTTCGCGGACGCCGCCGGCCTCACCTGGACGGTCAACAGCACCGCCTCGATCCGCGACAGGGACTACCGCTTCACGGGCGAGGTCAAGGCGTGGAAGCCCCGCCGGGACGTCTCCGGCAATGACATCTTCACCCTGGTCGAGGCCGCCGGCCAGACCCGGCGCCTGGGCAGCGGCGAGGACGAGCTGCAGTCGACCCTGCGCCGCCGCGTCCCCACCTACAGCCCCCTGGCGTACTGGCCGATGGAGGAGGGCTCGGCCGCCACCCAGGCCGCCTCGCCGATCGACGGCGTGGCCCCGCTGCAGGCAACCTTCTTCAACTGGGCGTCTGCCGGTTCCCTGGTGAGCTCCGGGCCGCTGCCGGTGCTGGCCAGCGGCGCCGACCTGCCCCAGATGCGCGGCATCATCCCGCCCCCGGCCGCCGCCATCACCGGCTGGCTGGTGCGCTGGGTGTACCGCTTGGACACCATCAACACCACCCTGTACACGCACATGCGGGTGCTCTCCACCGGTACCGTCGCCGACTGGAAGCTGCAGTGGCGCGACAATCTCACCCGCATCATCGGCCTGGACAGCGACGGTGCCACGGTCTTCTCCACCGACTTCACCACCGGCACCGACCTGTACAACCAGTGGAACGAGGTCCGATTCGCCGTCGTGCAGTCCGGCGGCACCGTCGACTGGTCCGTGACCTGGCAGGACATCGGCGGCGACGCCGGTGCCGTCTCCGGGTCCTTCTCCGGCACCATCGGCCGGCCCACCGCCGTGGCCTCCCCGATCGACGGCTTCTCCGCATCCCTGGACGGCATGGCCATCGGGCACATCTCCGCCTGGGGCACCAGCACCACCAGCGCCTACGTCGGCGCCATCACCGGCTATGCCGGCGAGTACACCATCGACCGGCTCATGCGCGTGGCCGGTGAGGAACTCCTGCCGCTGTCCGTCGTCGGCATCCGGTCCGAGATGGAGCGGATCGGGGCGCAGCGCATCACCACGATCCTCGACACCTTCGGGCAGGCGACCGACGTCGACGGCGGCATCCTGTACGACCGGCGCGACCGGCTCGCGCTGCGCTACCGCTGCCGCGCCGACCTGTACAGCCAGGACGTGGCGCTGACCCTGGACTACACCACGGCGGGGCATGTCGCGCCGGACCTGGAGCCCGCAGAGGACGACCAGGCGCCGTTCAACACGATCACGGTGACTCGCCTCGACGGCTCGTCCGCGATCGCTCGTCAGCTCGAGGGCCGGCTGTCGGTGCTGTCGCCCTCCGAGGGCGGCATGGGCAAGGTCTCCACCTCGGCCACGCTGAACCTGCGCGACGACGACCAGCCCGCGCAGCATGCCGCATGGCGGGTCTACCTCGCGACATGGGATGAGTCCCGCTGGCCCGTGGTGGCCGTCAACATGGCCGCCTGCCCGGACGCCCTGCGCGCCCAGGTCCAGGCCGTGGACCTCGGCGATCGCATGCAGATCACCAATCCGCCGGCCTCCATGGCACCGGCGACCATCGACCTGCTCGCCCAGGGCTACACCGAGGTCCTCGGCGCCTACGACTGGGACATCGTCTTCAACAGCACCCCGGCCGGCCCGTGGAACATCTGGATCGTCGAGGATCCCGACTACGGCCGCCCGGACACCGCCGGGTCGTCCCTGGCCACGTCCTACACCTCGACGGCCACCTCGATCAGCGTGGCCACAACCACCGGCCCGGTATGGACCACCGACCACAGCGACACCCCGTGGAACATCAGCGTCGGCGGCGAGACCATGACCGTCGTCGGTCTGGGCACGGTCGTCAACCTCGCCGACGACCCCTTGCTGCTGGCCGGCACCATCAGCGGCTGGTCCGGCTCCAACTCGGCGATCACCTACGACACCACCGTCCTCAACACCGCGAACGGCGCCGACGCGTCGATCAAGGACGTTCCCAACGGCAGCTCGGCATCCGGCGGCGTCAACTCGGCGGTGCGCAGTCCGGTCGCCTCCATCACCGCTGGCGCCTCGTACACCGTGTGCGGCTGGGTGTACTCGCCGCTCGGCTGGTCGGATCTGCGGACGGCCGTCGACTGGTACGACGCGAGCAACGTGTTCATCTCCTCATCGCTCGGCTCCGCAACGGTGGTGCCCGCTGCTACCTGGACGTTCCTGACGCAGACGTTCACCGCGCCCGCGCTGGCCTCCCGCGCCACCACCCGCGGCCGGTGGGGCAGCACCCCGGCCGCCACGGACATCTCCTACTGGTGGGCCCTGCGCATCATCGCCGCCGCCTCCGTGTCGACGGCCAGCCCGCAGACCATGACCGTGGCCCGCTCCCGCAACGGCGTCAGCAAAGCCCAGGCCAGCGGTGAGGCCGTCACCCTCGCCACGTCGCCATACGCAGCCCTGTAGGAGGGATCCATGGCCGGATGGCTCGCCGGAAACAAAGGCACCGCCCAGCGCCTCAACGACAACTCGTTCTTCACCCTGACCTACGCATCGATCGCGGCGAACGCCACGGCCGGCACCACCACCGAGCTCGTGGCGATCACCACCGCGAGCGTGACGATGCGCAATGGCCGCGCCTACCGGATGACGTTCAAAGGGCTGGTCCAATCCAGCATCGCGGCCGACACCGTGACGGTGAGGATCAGGAAGACCAATATCTCCGGGACCGTGTACCTGGACAGCATGCGCATCTACATCCCCGTCGCCGCGGCCAACGCCCCGATCTACTTCTCGAACATCTGCACCAACACGAGCGGGGCCGACGTCACCGCGGTGCTGGTGGGGACGTACATCCGGGCCAGCGGCACAGGGAACGTACTCGTGGCGGCCAGCGCGACACACGTGGCGTTCGTCCATGTCGAGGACGTCGGCCTGGCCACGGACTACTCGGGAGCCACCGCCATCACCTGACCGGTCGACCCCGCCCGCAGCCGTTCCGTTGCCCCCGCCGAGGGGCTTTTTTCATGCCCTGGAGGCACCGCATGGCCACTCCCCTCTCAGCTGACGCGCTGGCCGCCGCCCTCAAGGCCGAGGGCGCCACCGTCGTCGAGCACGCTGGCTGGCGCACCCACAACCGTGCCGGACACGGCGGCTGGGGCCCGGTGCACGGCGTGGTGATCCACCACACTGCCGGCACCGACAGCCTGGAGCTCTGCTACAACGGCCGCGCTGACCTACCCGGCCCGCTCTGCCACGCCCACGTCGCCAAGAACGGCACGATCACCCTGGTCGGCAACGGCCGCGCCAACCACGGCGGCACCTTCGCCGCGAACGCGGTCACCGCTATGAAGGCCGAGTCCAGCACCCACCCGCGCCCGGACTCTGCGGAGACGGTCGACGCCAACGCGATCACGTACGGCGTCGAGGTCGAGAACAAGGGTGACGGCAAAGACCCCTACCCGGCCGCACAGCGCACTGCTGTGGTCAAGTTCGCGGCGGCAATCTGCCGGGCCCACGGCTGGACCGCGGAGTCGGTCATCGGCCACAAGGAGGGGACGCGCCGGAAGGTCGACCCGAGCTTCGACATGGATGACTTCCGCGACGACGTCGCCGCCCAGCTCGCGGCCAAGCAGCCTCCGAAGACCACGGCCAGGCCCTCGCTGCCGAAGGTGAGCCTGGCCAAGCTCATCAAAGCCGCCAAGACCGACCCCGACGCCCCGCAGGGCCACCAGACCTACGCGGCCGGCGTGAAGTTGGTCGAGGCCGCGCTCCTGGAGCTCGGCTACCTCACGTCCGCGTACGCGCGCGACGGCTCGTACGGCAGCGCCACGGTCACCGCCTACGGCCGCTTCCAGCATTGGTACTCCAACCACCACGGCCTGCACTGGTCGGATGCCGACTGCAACGGCATCCCCGGCCGTGTCTCCCTCGCCGCCCTCGCCAAGACCAGCGGGCGGTTCACCGCCACCACCTGAGGAGTCCCCATGGCCAAGCCCGTCTCCGGCAAGGTCAAGGCCGCCACCGCCGCCTCGGCGATCGCTGCCCTGATCACCACATACATCCTCAAGGGCGACGACGCCGACCTGGTCGAGCAGCTCGTCACGATCGCGATCACATCCGGCTCGACGTTCGCCGCCGGCTGGCTGGCGCGCCACGCGCCGAAGGAGCGCGAGTGACCGCGCCCGAGGCGGCCGCGAGCCAGATCGCCCTGGAACTGGAGCGGATGCGCCGCTCGATCGACGTCGGATTCACCAAGACCGACGGCGCCCTGGCCCTCATGGTCCATCGCTCCGACCAGACCGACCGGGCCCTGGGCCAGCACCGCGACCTCCTCACCCTGCTCGACCGGCGCATCGCCGAGACCGAGCAGGCCGTCGCCGTGGCCGCGGACCACGAGCCCCGGCTCGCCGCGGTGGAGCGGCGCGTGTGGTTCGCCGTGGGCGCCGGCACCGTCCTGGGCACCCTCGGCGGCTACCTGGTCGCCCTCCTACAGCTCTGACCCCTCAGGGAGGACCACGATGCCGCTGCCCGCCGGAGTGGAGACCGTCACCGTCACCAGCGGTGAACCACTCACACTGCCCAACGGCGCCTTCATGCAGGGCCGCCTGCTCTTTACCGGCCCTGACCTGGTGACCATTGGCGCGGACGATGTCGTCCTCGGTGGAACCGTCGAGGCGCCGCTGGTTGATGGCGAGTTCTCCATCACCCTGTGCGCCACCGATGCCACCGGCATGAATCCCACCGGCTGGACCTACAAGGTCACCACGCGGTTCACCAACGCCCCCAACTGGATCCGGCACGTCAGCCTCCCCAAGGCCACATCCTCGGTCAAGCTGGCCGACATCCTCAACGCGGACCCGGTGGCGGCCTCGTACGCGGTGTTCGCGGACGTCGAAGCGATCGGCCTGGACACCGGCGTTGCGTCCGGCGGCGAGCTCAACGCCAACGTCTCCAACCCGCTGGCGCTCGATATCAGTGCCACCGTGGGCTACGTCGTGGACTATGTCACCACGCCCACGTCGCCCCTGGTGACGCGCGTATCGATCGCCGCGCAGACCGTGGCGCTCACCGACACGGTGGGGGTGCTCACCTGGTGGATGGCCGACTCGGCCGGGATCATCATCCAGCAGAGCACCAGGCCCACCAACACGCAGCGGCGTACACACCTGCAGCTCGGCGTGACCGCGCTCATCGACGGCGCGATCGCCATTGACCAGACGCTGCCGGTGATCCTGCCACAGCCCACGAACCAGCTCTATGACCTGTTCTATGCGCTGGGGTCGTTCTCGATCGACGGCAACACCCTCACGGCCGCCGGCGCGAATCTCCAGATCGCCAAAGCGGCCGGCACCGTGTTCGCAACGTCTTTCAACCACTTCGCCGGACCCACGCTCACCAACGATCCGCACGTGTCGTTCACGGCGGCGCAGAACCCGACCGCGCTGCGGTACGCCACCCGCACCCTGGCGGCCGCGGTGCCGACCGTCACCAACGTGGACGTCGCCAACTACGACAACGCGGGAGTGATCACCGCTGTCGGCGGCGGCGCCAACCGGGCCACGATCCAACGCGTCTATCTCTTCCCCGTCAACGCCACCACGGACCAGGTCGTCGTCCAGTACGGGCAGACGATCTACAGCGATCTGTCCAGTGCGGTGGCGGCCGTCGGCGCCGATTCGTTCGTGCAGAATCCGACGCTGTCAGACGGGGTACTGCTGGGCTTCATCGTGGCCATACGTACCGCCACCAACCTCTCCGACACCACGCAGGCCCGGGTCATCATGGCGGGCAAGTTCGGGTCCGGGCCCGCCGGCTCCACATCAGCCGTAGCCGGATCGGCCAACGCCACCGCCCAGGTGAGGATCACCGATGACAGCCTCGTTGCGAACTGGGCCGAGCCCGGCGCAACCTGGACCATCGCCCAGACGTCCGCGGCGACCAAACTCCAGTGCTCCATCGCGGCCGCCGCGGGCGACCGGGTCGAGCTGTTCCCCAACTTCATGCGCGCCGGCGGCTTCTACATGGACTGGGCGCTCCTCACCGCAGCCGGTGCTATCTCGGTGTTCGCCAGCACGGAGAGCGCGAGCGAACCCCCCGAGGGCAACCCGGCCCTCTACCCGAGCCTGTCTTTCTCGTATGTCACGAGCGCCGACATGTTCACCGTCGGCGCCGAACACATCAGCGGCGGCCTGATCACCATCGCGCTCGTCTACCGGGGGACCGGCGGCGGCCGGGCCTACGCCCACACGACCTATCCATTCCGGCTGCGCCTGAAGAACATCGACGCCGAACCCGCCTGACCCCGCCCTCGCACAGCACCGCGCCCCCACCGCCTTCGGGCG